CAATATACGTTCTATATCGTTGGAATTGAATTGTGGTGTTATCATACGAATATACGGCAATGGAAATAATCTCTTGAAAATCGTATTACTGGCTTTTCGAGGCGAATATTTCCCTCTACATCTACTACTTGCAAGGTAGTACCCGCTTCTATTTTTGGTGTATCTTTGGGAGCATAGACAGTAGCGGTACAATCAAAGATTTGACCGTCTACTTTAGTTATCTTTTGCCCCGCTCCTGCTATTTCATCACGGCATACGCCTATCTCTTGCCACTCGATAGGGTCGCTTGGATAGGTAGGTATACCATCATCGTTGATAGTAGGGTTTTGTGATACTTTCACCTTCAATAGGTACGGGTATATTTTCATTTCCTTGCAGTATTTTAGAATAAGTGGGTAATATCTCTTACAGTGGATTTTTCCTCCAACAAATTCACCCTACCGAGCTGCTTACAAAGCAAATTGTAAAAGGCAGTAATAGCCGATTTGTCGTAAGAAAAAGATAATCCACCTTCAGAAAAGGACACTGGGCGCAATAAGAGCTCAGGAATGAGATTGTAGAAAAACATTTTAGTCTTTCGTTCGTTCTCCTCATTGAACTCATCAGAAAGCCCCAATCCTACTCGTTGCATTTCGGCAATGAGTAGGGTGGTGGGGTATTCGACGTTCCATAGTTTCAGTTTCTCATCTATGTACGCTTGTGCGGTCATCATTAGCTTAATTTGGTTTTCAAAATTAGCTTTCGGCTTACATTGTTAAGTACTGGTGTAGCGAATGCTGTTGCCTTTGTTGAAAGCATTTCAGGGTCTTGCTCTGCCCAAGTACTCACCAAAATAAAGCTATCGGAAACTACCTTAGTAGTAGTTTCGTCTTTACGGCTAAATGTAGGTGTTATGGTGTAATATGTTTCACCGACTTGAGTGTTGTCAGTAAAATGAATGTTACCCAATTCCCAACCGCTGGTAGTGGTTTTAACACCTGACTTAGCTTCTTCACTTACATAGCTTTCCCAAATTATCACTTCAGGAAGTCCGTGTGCTCTTAATGTTTCATTAAGCTGTGCTAAAGTAGGCTCTTGTGCCACACTAAGGGCGTTTTGAGCAAAGGAAGCAGTGAATTTTACAACACTTGTAGATTTTACCATTTGGAAGAATGTAGGTCTATCCATAATAGCATAAGCATAACGGAATCCTTTCTTAACAGCTTCTTCTTGTACTTTTCTAAAGTCAGCAATAGGGTCAAAAGTTGCAGCATTAGCTGGTAAAAACCAATCTTTTGCAGTGTTTTCAGTACCTACTCCAAACTTCACTTTAGCACCTGCCATAAGTGTATATTCTCCTTTTGAAACGGCTTGTTTAGCAAGTAATTCCAAACGAGCGTTTACCCCATTGATACAGAAAATAGGGTCTTCATAAATAGATTTTAGAAGTTCTTTGTAAGCACTTGAGTCTTTACCTCCATAACGATTTGAAATCGCACGGATATTATCCAAACGGATAGTATCGCGCTCAGTCATATCACGGGCTACTTCAATTTTAGGTATTTCCCCTTTTACTTTTTCTACAAAGTCACGACTTTTACGTGGAGATTTTGAGCCAATAGCTACAATTTCAGCAGCAACCTTGTTATCGGTATTTTTCTCAATAGAAGCCCAATCTAATGTTGTATTGAACTTCAATGGGAAATAATTACGATACTGCAAGTCGCCTAACGGATTGTTGTTTACCACGAATTGCAAATCAGCTTCGCGAAATTCAGGCACGATGTTTACAGCATTAATTGTATTTGCCATTTTTTGTTGTTTTTAAAGGTTAATAAAAAGTGATACGAGGGAGTACTTTCTTAACGAATGCTATCCCTGCCTTTTCTTTGTCAGGCAATGCTTCAGTGCGAGCAGTACCCGATAAAACTACAGCTACCATAGGAAAATCGTCAATAGCAATGTCTTCAGCTGTAAGTCCTACGGCTGTAGCAATGTTAGTGTCTGAAAAAGTTTCATTCACTGGCTTGTAAGTCCCGTCAGTATGAGGAACAAGGAGCGTGCCTGCGGGTACTACGCCATCTGTAAAGCGTTTTTTAGCTTCAGTAGCGTTAATGTGTACCCCAGCTGGGAGGGTGGCTAATACTTGGTCAAAAACAACTATTTGCCTACCTGCGGTTTGTTTAGTTATCTGTTTCATTGTTTTTTAAATAATGCTTGTACTTCTGCGGAAGGTTCATTCTCTTTCAATCCACCTCCTATAATAGGTCTTGAGTGTGAAGAAAGCCCTGCATTAGCTTGTGTTTGCAAAAACGCTTGTTCATCGGCTTTGAGTTCATTTACAAAAGCCTCCATTTCGGCATCGTCTTTGAAAGTACGCCCTAAGTGGTGTTTGTAGAATGTTTCTGATACCCCCTGCGTCTTGAGTTGGTTTAGGAAACGTTCCTTAGCACTTTGTTGTTGCTTCTCAGCTTGGGATGCTGCAATAGTTTCATTTTGTTTATTGACAGCTTCCAAAAGACCCTTTGCCCACTCTGGCACTTCATCAGGTTTAGGCTCTGTGGAGGGAGTAGGTGGGTTTTGAGGATTTGGATTAGATTTAGCCCTCATTTCTTCGAGTTCTTTCTCTAATTTTTTGCGAGCCTCTTCAGCTTTTGTAAGGCTGGTTCGCCCTTTGTCGGCTACTGATTGCAATAGCTTAACTTCTTCCTCAACTCCTTTGACGGCGTTTTCGATTTCGCTTTCTTCTTTAACCGCTGTAGCCAATCGGGTGGCTATAGCTTTTAAAACTGACTCTTCCAACCCCAAGTGCGCATACTTGGTTTTGAGTGATTGTAATAATTTATCTACCATAGATGTACAATATTTTTTGTTTTTGCAAAGGTACGGAGGGGCGTTGTAGATTGTATATTTGCGATTTAGGAAAAAGTTAGTAATTATTTAGTAATACAAAAACGCCCCTATAAAGAGGCGTTTTCGGTGTTAAACTAAGAATATATTCACTTTAAAAAGCGTTTAAGTTTGTTTCGTATAAAGTAAAAGGCTATCAATAGTACTACGATAATAGCTATAAGGTATAAATAGGAACTTTTTACGTTTTTTGTTTTATGAGAAAAAGCCGTTTCCGAGTGCCTTTGTGCTATAAAATAAGTGTTAGCCTTAGTTATATTATCAAGAGTAGTATTCGCCACTATTTGGCTATTGGATAGGTTGCTTTTAGTCGTAATCTTCACCTTTCCACCACTTACCCTTATAGTTTCATTATCGCCGTCACGAATGCGAGTGTAGATGAGTTCACGAGGGTTGCCGAGAGTGTCGGTGAGGGTTTCGAGTTCGAGCTCGAAGTTCTCTTGGGAGCTGTGGGAGTACTGGGAGCTGTGGGAGTTGTGAGCAAAGAGTTGGGTACTATCCTTGTACTTTATAATACGCTCTTTTTGGACTTGCTTTTGCTCGGTATTGGTTACCTCTTTGCGTGTCCTGCAACCTATTAAGGTAAGGAACGCTAATAATGCAATGATTATTCTATTCATAACTACTTTTCTTGTTTTCTGATTTCTTTTTCGAGCCACATCATACCCTCTTCTAACTTGGTAATAACAAGTGATAACTCTCTTGTACGTGGCAACTGCTCTACTTTTGTAAGTAAGCTATCCAATTCCTTTTTTAATTCTTTAAATTCTGCTGTCATTTTCTTCTATTTTTTTGATTAACTTCTTTAAACTATCTGCATAGTTGGTAGCGGTTGCATACCCTGCTTTGGCTACTTCCTCAGCAAACTTATACGGGTCTGCTTTTACCTCCAACGCTTTAGCATATCGCTTGTTTTTGAAAAAGAATTGTGCGTGGTCTGTAAAGCATTCTTCAGGAGTGTCGTACTTTCTGAACCAGTCTAACACGGAATAAGTGTATTTGCCATCAGCTCGCTTCTTAATGCTGAATATCTTAGGAAATACAGCATTTGCACTTGATAATACTTCAGTAGTGCGTAACAATTGCTTTTTCTCATTCGGCGTGCTGCTGACAAGGTTTTTAGATACTTTTATACCAAAAAAGTTATTGCCAACGCCACGCTCTCCCCAACCGCTTTCTAAAGCTGCTTGCGCCAAGGTAAAGAGATACGATATACCCGTTTTTTTTTCGCTTTCCAAAGCAAAAGGTTTGTATTGTTTTATAAATTCTTTTGGTGTCATTGTTGTTCGTTATTAGAGGTTTGAGAGGTTTCGGATTGTTCAGACTGTTTCTT